TAACAAGATATGTCTGGCCTCTAGGGGTAAATGCGTTCACAGTTGACATTTTTATTCCTCAATAGGTTCAACAAATTATATGCTCTAAAAGAAAAAAAGCCACCCCTTTTGAGGGTGACTCTTTTACTTATTTCAAGCCATTTTAAGGCAAGAAAGTCAGGTCATAACCATAAATGAACACGTCAGCGGTAGCTGCTGCGCCCTGAACAGTAGTACAACGAATGTAAAGGGGTGTGCTAGAAACAACATCGGTTGATGTCGCTGCGGTCACAACTACTTTAGCAGATGAAGTATTGCCTGACAAAGCATAAGCAGATTTAACTGTTGTGCCTGTTGCGCCAGCGCCTGTGTACACTGCCAATTGTGCGCTTGACAAGCTGACGCTTGCGTTTGCAACAATAATGCTTTGTACGCTGACGTTACCAGCCACCAAGATGGGGGCGATAGTGTCGGCAACTGCGTTTAAGTTAACACCTTGTGCAGAGGCGATCAAGCGTAAAGCCTGATTAGTTGCCAAATTGCTTGGGTGATTGGTGACTGTGGTTGCTGCGCCTGGATTAGCCATGATGCGTTTCCTTTCTTAGTTAATTAAGCTGCAACTCGGCAAGCGAGTTCAGGATATAGAGGGGCCCAACCATACAACACATCAACACGAGTAGGAATACTGTCGTTGTTAATTGTATATTGGCGAATCACACGGAGGGAAAGGCCCAACTCTTTGTCGCTTGCACGACCAGCGAAGACCACACCATCAGGCAACTCAAGGTCAGCAGTAGCCAAAGTGAAAGCATTTTTGTGCATCACGATGTTCTGTGGAGACACAGTGCCAGTGTTGTTGAAAGGAGTCACAACAGCGGTTGCGCTTGTAGAAGTAACAACTGTGTTTTGGAACTGACCGCCAGTGATGACAGCGGGGCTGACAGTCACAGAAGTAGTACCAGAAGTGGCAACAGTCACATCAGCAGTCACAACGAAGTTACGCAGTTTTCCAGAGCCGTAAGCAGAACGATTCTGGGGGTTAACAGCGTACAGGCCAGCGATTTGGATCACATCGCCCTGTTTCAGACCAGCGGTTGCAGTGGTGGCAGTCAAAGCAATGGTGGAGGTTTGAGCCCAACCAGTTGACAGGAAGCCAGTAGCAGTGGTGGTAGCGCAAGCCAATGTAGCAGTGGAGTATGAACCAAATGTTTGGTTCACAACGTTCTGATCCATCTTCCAGTTCATGCCAGCAGAGTCACGGCCCATCATGCCTTTTTGGTATTGTTTGCCGATTACATCGGAGGGAACAAACAAACCTTTCAAGCTGTCCACAATGGTTGCGCCTGTAAAGGGCTCAACGATACATGAACGACGACCATCACGGGGTGCGCCTTCAGCATCCAAGTAAGCACCAGCGGTCAAGTAGGTGAGCAAGGATGTAGGAGGAGTGCCAGCAGTACCAACGATGTTGGCGGTGCTGTTCTTAGCCATTGTCAAACCATCAAAGTCAATTTTGTTGGCGACAGCAGCGACAGCGGGCTTCAACACACGATCAGAGAACATATCCAAAGATAATGTCAAATCGGATGTGGTGAACTGAGTGTCAACGTGGAACTGAGTGCTCAAGGTCACTGGAACGCTTGTCTCGTTGAAATCTTCAACATTCAAAGCAGGGCCAGTTGTACCAATGAAACGACCAGGTCTGCGAACGTTCAAGGTGTTACCGATCTTTGCGCCTGAAACAGCGAATTGATCGTCATAGTTGCGGTCGACTTCAGAGGAGAAGGTCAACTCGTTTTCCAAGACCATCAACGCTTCGTTGGTGATCATGGAGATGGTAAGCAGATTATTGCTCATTTTATTTCCTTAATAAGAATGGGTTTTGTTGTCAGCGGATTCGCCCTGAAAGTCTTGCCGCTTTCCAAGCCTGATATGAACCATGAAACTGCCCATCGGAAGTTATGTTCACATCACGCCCATTAGCCGCAGACCTTATAGGATTAATCGGTGCTGGCGCTTTACTTTTCCCAACAACAGTCTTTGTCTGAGGCTCTGCCTTTTCAAACTGAGCCTCCAATTTCCCAATAGTTCTCAATGCCGATGTGACTGTCATGCCTTGCAGTTTTTCCGCAATCTCAGGATTCTCAGCCAAGTGATACAGGATTCGAGGGCCAACTTCTGATTCAAAGATTGCATCACGCACTTCGTTGCTCACAACAACGTCTGCCGATCCAACCATGTCCTCAAAGTCTGGCATCTCAGATTTCGCAGATTGAACACGCTTTGACCAAGTGTTAATCACCTCTTGGCGTTGCGCTTCAACCTTTGCCTGTTCTACCTTCTGCTTTTCCTGATTCATGCGTTCTTCGACTTTATAGTCTGTCAATGCTTTTGCATATTCAAACATATCGCTGAACTGCTCTGGTTGGGGTTCTTCAGCAACTTCAACCTTTTGGGGCTGATTTCTGCCTTCGAGTTCCTTCAACCTAGCTTCCAAAGATTCCCTCTGCTCACGTTCTTTGCGGGCTTCTTCCCTCGCTTCTTCACGCTGCTTAGTTATCTTCTCAAATCGTATCTCCAACTTAGGATTTCGTTTTCGATCCTCTGTTGCTGTCGCTTCCTCTGACGCTTCAACTGGTTCACTCTGCCCATTATCGCCCTCTGGCGGCTCTGCAACTGGTGCAGCCTCGCTAGGCGTTGAATCAGCTAAACCCATTCTCTTAGCGTTAAATTCAGCTAAATTTTCACTTGTAACCACGTTAGCGGCTACCCTTGGTTGCACTTGTGGTGCTTCCTGTACTTCTGACATAGGTTTCCCTAAGAATTTTCCCAATGATCCTCACTGGTAAGGTTTGGGTAATTATTAACCCTAATTAATTATCTGTCAATCACTGTTGCATTGGTTGCGTAAATGGACTAGCACCTTGGCTAATATCCTGTGCCGCAATCATGGCATATTGCTGTTGCTCAAGGTTACGTTTCTCGATTTCCTCACGCAATCTAGCAGTGTCCATTCGGTGTAATAAAAGGTCAGTAATTGCTTCAATTTCAGTCTTATTCTGTGAAGTAATAGCCCGTGTATTCTGGTCATTGACCTTAACTTCAGCCATAGTCTCGGTATTATGGGCTTTGGCAGTGACTTCCATAAGTTTGCGTCTTGTAGCGCCTTCTTCTTTGATCTGAGCCACTTGTGACCGATTGTTAATCTCAAGGCCAGCGGCTTGCAACTGCTGCTGAAGCTGTTGAATCATCTGTTTAGACTGAGCCAGTTCCATTTGAGCTTGTGGCGGGATGTCTGATTTCTCATCAATCTGAGCCATCGGGTTCATGGCGGCAAGGCGGTCTGCGATCACATCAGCGCCAGGGAAGTCCATGTTTCGGAACACCAAGTCACCCGCAATGTTGAACAGTTCTGCATTACCCGTGAGCAAAGGCATCATGCTTTCTACGGCTTGCTGTCTGCGGCTTTGGAAGCCTGGGCCTGTGTCCATCACCACATCATATTCACCCACAGTCACATCGTTCAGCACTTCACCAATCTCGTTGGCCTCATTAATGGTGGTCATGTCAGGCTGACCATCCGAGCCAATAATCCGCATAACTCGCTGTGTGTCGTAAATCTTGGGGATCAAATCCAAAATAATTTTGCCCGTGTGCCTGATGGAACGGGTCATATTGTCGTAGAAGTGGAAGTTTGACAGATCAACTTGATTTTGCTGACCCATTAAAGCCTTGCCTGAAATATTCCCGCTTGGCAGTTGATTTGGATCCATGATGCCCAATACCATCTGCAAGTCTGCGGAAATAGCGCCAGCGGCCTCCATAATGCCTGTAGGCGGTGCTTCAGGCTGTAAACGGGTTGGAGTCGGTGCGGGTTGACCCTCAATGTCTTTCTGTTTGTATCTCAGGACAGGGGTTGACTTGATGTTAGCCATTGCCCATTCGTTCTCATGTCCCTCGTCTTGGCCTTCAGCAAGCAGCCACTTGGCTTTAGGTGCAAGGGCAACACTTTCTGTCATGGAAGTGCGCCAAAAGTTATACATCCGCTGTGGGTCTTTAGCGAATCGGACTAAGCCATATTTTTTGCGC